TGTTCCGCAGGATATGAGCCTAGAAAACTATAAGAATCAACAGCAACTGGCTATTTATAATTCTAATGCATTCAAGAGTGTTATAGCAGGCTGTGTTATATCTGGAATTGGTATAATAGTAGCCTTAGTAAGAATTTACCTAGATAATCAAAGAAATATTCGAGAATATCAGGCTAGAATTTCACCAGAAGATCCTAGGCCAATACCTACTACAAAATCTGTAGTTACACATTCTGTAAGCAAGACACCCAAATCAATCTTAAAGGTCACACGGGTAAATGAACCTTAGGAAGGGTCTAAAATTTTTTCATTCTATAATAGTATGCTTCTAAGGCCTTTTAATGAGGAAATTCTTTGGAAAGGTAAAATTCAGCGTTATAATTCTAATCCTCCTCTAAATCAACCACCCATGATAGTTCCTAAGATTAATCCTCTAACTGGAAATTACAGGCCTCCCGTAAGACCTAGTATAAGTGAAGAGATTGAATACAATTATTCCTTATACAGTGCTAAATACTGGGAAGGAGTTAAGGAAAGACAGAGGCAATATAGAATAGAACAGGTAGTTAATCAACTTTCTTTACCATCACAACTGTCTTATTCGTAATTGGTAAAACTCTTTTTTCACCAAAGTCACTTACGGGTTCAAAGGATTTCGGATCTATTTTTGGATCAGCAATTGCTTCCTCCTTCTGAGGTAAAAAGGACCCAATTGATTCAATTAGATTTAATGCTAAATCACGCCTTTCCAGAATATCACAGATTATAAGAGCTGTATTTACTGCTAACAAGGTTTGGGAAGTACACGTCTGAACTACAATACATTGTCCCTCTTGTAAAGATTTCTCACCGTTCAATGATGGAACCGTTCTAGAGACCCAGATTCTATGCACGGTTCCAGTATACTCAGGCATTCTTGCTAAGATACGTGCACAGCAATCTAAGAATTGACTCACTTCTCTTTGATTTGTCTGTAACTTCCATTTCTCCTGCAATAAAAAAACATGCTGATCCCCATTCGGCTTTTGTATCTGAATCATATGATCTACACCATTGAGGCTCTGTTCTTTGAAATGATCTCGAATTCCTTGTTCGCACATAATATTAAAAGTCCATCCTGATTCCAGGTTGGACTTTAATTGTTCCAGGACATATTGTATTCTACGTTCAAAGGCGAATCCATCAGCTGACATTTACTATATAAAGATATATTTGATTTAGGTCAAAAATTGAAACAGAGAGGCCTAAAAAATTCGTATAGAAATGTCTAAAACTATAAATGAGCATCTTGAATCTGCATGGGATGAATCCCATTGTCTTCCTGAAAAGGGAATCGCCCTATGTCCATCTTGTAATTCCAAATTTGATGATTGGGAGCATATGGATGTGAGCACGTGTCTTTCCTGTGGCACTGTAATTAGCCGTTGTCTGGATTTAACCGCAGAATATAGGTATTTCAGTCAAGATGATCGAGGTGGTGGTGACCCATGTCGTGTTGGAGCTCCCCAGGATAATAGATTTCCCGAATCAAGTCTCGGAACTGTAATCTTGCCAACACAATACGGTGGATCAGCTAATACAAGGTGGTCAATGAATAAGATTCGCAAGTATCACACCTGGAACATGTTACCCTATAAGGAGCGTAACTTATTACATGTATTTGAGACTCTCCAGATTACTGCATCAAATCAAGGGCTTGATACAGGTGTTCTAGATTTATCCAAAGAATATTACGTTGCCTTGACGGCTAATTGTCAGAAACGTGGTTTATCTAGATCAGCAATTCTTGCTAGTTGCGTATTCTCAGCTTTGAAGCAGGTTGGGCAACCCAGAAAGCCAAAGGATGTAGCTGATATGTTTAATATTAAAACGAGTGATTTCACGAAAGCATTCAAGTATGTGCAGGAAGTTCTTGCACTAGCACATCAAAAGGGTCAGCTAAAGGGTTTCTCCGGCTCTCCTTCTGCTATACAATCAACACGAGCCTCACATTATATCGCACACCCCTTATCCAAACTACCTCTAAAGAGGGCAGAATTCGGTATCGTTTTAGCGTTATCAACTAAAATTGCAGATACTTCAGAAGATCTGTCATTGTGTGCTGAACATATGCCCCCCTCTTTAGCAGCCGCCGCTTTAGCAGAAGCTGTTAGACTAAAGGGATATAAAGATATCTCTATGGAAACTATTGCTGGACTCTGTGATTTATCTGCCGGCACCCTATTAAAATGTTGGAAGCGCATCGATGAGACAAGAAAGCAGTGGTCAGAAAAATGCGGTGTAGTATAATTAAAAAGTGTAAATACAAAGTAGTATGGGGGGAGCAGGATCCACTTTAGCTTTGTCAAAAAAATTAACAGGAAAGGATTTGAAAGCTAGTTCAAATGATATTAAACTAATGTCAAATGCACTCTTTGAATTCATGTATTCTAATTGGAAGCCAAAAGATGTATGGGAAATTGCCAATAATCCTAGTGCATACGTTATTGCAATGTCTGACCTAATTACAACTCAATTTCACGTTTTAGGATATAAGACAAAATCAGGAAGACTTGGTGAAATATATTTTAAGAAATGGGATGATCTTGAGCCTCCTCTAGCTTCTTCTGATAAGATTTCTGAGGCAAATGCCAGAAATTTAAGGCTAAGATCAAATACTAGAAATGCTAGAAATTCAAATAGAAATTTACAAGTAAGACATGAAACTAGAAGGTTACGAAGTGAGAAAGGGTATGCTATACAAAAGCAGAATGCCGAAATCATTGCATTCTATTTTATTCGTATTTTTCAAATCCTCGGAGCATTACTGCTTGTAGTAAAAGATGCAAATATTCCTGAATTCGACCCTAAAACGGGTGAAATAAAGTCGGAAAAAGAAATTGCTGAAGAAAGAGAATACGCTAAACAAAGTTATCCAATGCAGCAAACCGTTACTGGATTCAAGCCAGTTAAACTACCTGTTACAAGAGGAGGAAGTAGAATTTTATTCGATGCATCAAAACCTCTTGGACCCTATGAATTCCTAAGATTCTACTTGAGACAAATTGATGATATAGATTTAAAGAAATTTACTGACAAAGGAATTTCAAATATAGATAGAAAGAATACATATATGTTTGATGGAAGTAATGTCCTCTTTTTTAGATATACAATGCCTGATAACACTTCCGAAATTAGCAAGGATATCGGTGGTAAACAGGAATTAGGTATTGCAGTTACAATTGATGGAGTCAAAAAGATTGAATATATACCTATAAAAATTTCTGAAATTATATTTGATACTGAAGATTCTGATAGATTTAGAGATGGCTACAAAGCACCAAAGGATATCGATGAGAAAAATAGGAAACTTATTTTTCCAAGTTCTGTAAATGTCGAGTATCTTAAGAATACTTGGGTTACAATACAGCGTATTCCCGAAGTGTCATCTTCTATTTCAAACGGGACCGAATATAAATTCTATAGAGATGACAAGGGTCTAGTTGATATTTATACATCATCTCTACAGCTAGATAAGAGAAAGGATTTCACAACATTTCTTGAATTTATAACTCTCTATTATTTGAGAAAGGCGAATGGTAATTTAGTGCCCATAAAGTTTGAAAAGAAAGAGACCCGTTCTAATTCTGAAGATGAATCTAAATACAAGATAAAACCTCCTAGCAACGGGTCATTGAAAGATGCGTATAATGAATTTTATATTAATAAGGATTACAGACCTCACTGTATTTCTAGAGCACTTCAACTACTAGATCCGGCTTCTATTAATAATTTCCCTACAGGCTCTGGAGTAACAAGTGTTTGTGTGACATCTCTTGGAGAAAGTAAGGGACCAACTTCTCTATCAGAATATAAGGCTACTCGCACATTAGGACAGTTATTCGGAAAAATTAATCCCCTTGATTATGCTAAATCAGAGGAAATTCTAAAGGCATTTGTGCAAGTGGATTCTAAGGGAGAACCCTTGAGTATTTCAGGTTTATCAAATAATCCTACAGAAGCTGAAGAACTTTCACGTGCTATTCAGAAGCTTTCTAGTGCATTTAATATTGTCTTCAAAGATCAAACGAGCTTTTCTGATCTAACGGTTGATGTGCCAACTGCATGTAAAGATAATAAGGGGAAACAAATACCCATTGACAGGAGATCACAAGTATTCAAGGATATGAAGAGTGCTTCTCAGGAATTACTAAGCTATCACTTGAAATCAATAATAGATATTTCTAAATTTCTTCAGAAGATATTTAATATTACGCAGCGCCCCAATGGCACATGGGCAGTAGAAGGTCCTAAGACAGAATTAATGTTTGCTGGATTTGAAGCATTAAATGATTTAACAGATACTGCAAGGACCATTTTGATAAATTATTACTCAGGATGTGAGGAAATTTATCAAAAAGGGTTAAAAGTATGGAAGTCTACAATTCCAACTGAAATAGATGCAGTTAAAGAATTGCCGAGTTAGGCCTTGAACCAAACCATTTCCCTGGAGACCATCTGAATGCATACATAGAAACAAGTGAGTCTGTTTGCCAGCCTCTCTTGTCATCTATTAAATAAGATCCTGATACAAATACCCAGCACTCTGGTAAAGAGCTATCAAGAGTATCTTCCCAGTCGTTGAGATCATTAGTAGTTCTAATACCTTCTACCCTAACGAGCGGGAGACCAGTATCTCTTTCAACTTCATTATAAGGGTATACCGTAAGACCAGTATCATCCTTCATTTGTTTTACTTCAGAAGAACCTGCCTTTCTACATTTTAATAATGTTACGTAAATGGGTATATGAGGATATGGTAATGGCAAACCTTCTTTTAAGAAAATATGAGCCTTCCTTCCGAGCTTATAAGTTATTAAATCAAGAGTTTCTAGTAAAGCTGATCCTACACCCTTACTTCTCCAGAGGGGATGTACACAGAACCAATCAACCATTCCCCATGGATATGTTTTTCCACACCCAGAAATAGCATTTGGATAAGGTGACTCACATCGAAAACTGGAAACACATCCTCTAATTGTTCCACCTGGGTCCCTTGCAACAATCCAGATTGCCTGATTATCAATATATGTAGAACGAATCCATTCAGGTGTTACTGAAGCCATTGATTTTGAAGATTTGTCTTCAAAGAATTCATTAAGAAGTTTCGAAATTCCTTCTACATCCTTTAGCTTAGATACGGATATCTTACATTTTCCTGGTGTGACTATTTCTAAAACTGGTTCTTCAAGAGTTGTAAGCGATAATTCTGACCTTTTTAAAAATGCTTCTATTTGTTTGTATAATGTAACCTTACCCTTCCAGAACATTCTCACTACTTGAAAAATTGAAATATGTCAGCTTAAGTTTGACGCAATACCGGATATAGTAGAATGGACTTCAAGAGTGTATTACAGATAATCAATGAAAGAATAAGAGAATCTGAAATAAAAGAAGTAGAATCTGTAAAAGAGAATATAAAAACAGAGCCAGTTAGACCAAAGCGCTGTCAACATGATGGTTGCAAGGTGAAACTCATGTTGGCAGATTTCGCATGTAGATGTTCTGGATTCTATTGCTCTTCTCATAGATTTTCAGAGGCTCACATGTGTACATTTGATTACAAGAGCCAGGGATTAAATACTTTAGCAAAAGAAATGCAGGCTGTCGTGGGAAAGAAAGTTGATAAATTATAAAGGTAATTCTGAAGCTGTCAGATTATAAATTTCTTTTTTAGGCTGTTGCGGATATATATTTATAAAGTTATTTTTCTCTAGGTTTGATGTAAATCTCTCCTTTTTAATAAAATATATAATTAAGCATATAGTTATACCTAGTAAAAAGGGAATACTACAATAAGACCATGGATCAAAGCTACTAGCCTTAGTACATGTCAAATATACTGGCCACTTCATCTAACTGTAATGCCCAATATACATTGGAACTAGAGTAGGAGACCATCTGCCCATTAGCTTCGTGTGAACAGGATCAAACCACGCTAAAGCATCCTTCTCTTTTTTATCACGCTTCATGCGGGCAAAGAATTTTGGATGCTCTTTGAGCCATTGAAACCAATTGAGGCCCCTTTGAATAGATTTTGCAGGTGTTGTAGCACGGAAAATATGGTAATGAAAATAAGTATTGGGTTGAAAATCAGGCTCGATCGCCTGCATAACAAGTCCTGTATGTTCCAGGTTATGTAGCACATTTATATGAGCTTCCTCTTCAACTTCACGCCGGACATTTTGCTTTAAAAGTTCCATCACACCCGTCCTTGTATGCTTTAGAGCATCCTTTCCTTCCATTTGACCCTTTGGTGGTTCCCACGATTTCCCAGACTGGTGTGCACCAGTTCTTTTTACAACTAGAAATCTCTTAACATCAAATGGTTTACCCTCTTCATGAATAAAACAAATGGCGCGTAAATATACTCTCCATCCTTCATCAGGATGTTCGACATAAAAATAACCCTTAGAGGGATCGTATGGAAGATGTTCTTGACCCCTTAGCAACCCGGGTTGAAATACATCAAATGGCACAGTAGTCATCTATATTAATAAATAATAAGTTCTTTAGATTCATAATTTATAAAGTAATAGTATATGAGTGATAACCCTGTAGAACATCCTGTTGTAGCCCCTCCTGTGCCTGCATTATATTCAGATGTAGTTGTACCTATTAGCCCTGTAGAGGATACTCCTGTAGTTCCTTCACCTGTAGAGGATACTCCTATAGTTCCTTCACCTGTAGAGGATACTCCTATAGTTCCTTCACCTGTAGAGGATACTCCTGTAGTTCCTTCACCTGTAGAGGATACTCCTATAGTTCCTTCACCTGTAGAGGATACTCCTATAGTTCCTTCACCTGTAGAGGATACTCCTATAGTTCCTTCACCTGTAGAGGATACTCCTGTAGTTCCTTCACCTGTAGAGGATACTCCT